CGAGCGCGCGCGCCGGGAGGGCGATCACTGAACAAGGGGCGATGGGGCGATCACAACAGGCAAGGAGGAGACCCATGCCGACGCACATCGATGGAATGCCGATTTTCAACGCCAAGAAGCCGCTCGAGCTCGAGATCCTGCCGGCCGACTGCAAGGGCGATCCCAAGGATCCGAGCGACTGTGCGGTGGCGCGCGCGGTCAAGCGGGTGATGCACGCGCTCGAAGTGCGCGCCCATCTCTCTGCCATCGTGTGGCGGACCAACAATGTCAGCTGGACGCGGGCGCGCACTCCGGCGGCGATGCGGGTGCAGATGATCGTGCTCGATCAGGGCGGACGGTTTCAGCCGGGGCACTACTATCTGGCGGTGATGGGGCCGCGCAAATCGAGCGGCCGGGCGCAGGGCTCTTCGACCAACCGCAAGGGCAATGGCGGACCCAAGCGCCGCCCGCCGATGGTGCTGAAGGATGTGCGGATGGAGCTGACCTGAGCGGGCTGCGACAGGTTGTCCCTACGGGCGACGGTCCTTACGTCAGGTTGATGACACCGCTACCACATTTGGGGGACTCCGCGCTTCGCAGGATCGCCGTGGGCGGCGATTCACCGCCACCCGGCTACCCAGACAAGGGAAGGGGTACCCGTGGCTCCAGCCTCGAGAATGGGTGGACACAGCGTCAGGTTCCCATCCATGCGGACTCCGCCCGACTCCTGTCGTAGCACCTCGCCTGACACGATGCCTACAAAGGGAAACGCCCGCGGCCGATTTCGCGACCGCGGGCGTCCATCCAAGTTCTCAATTCGGCCGTCTCACCAACCGAAAGGAAGGCTCGAGCCTAGCGAACCGGTGGCTGGCGTCAAGCCAAACTTAGGGCTGCAGTCAGGGCAAATGGGACGCAGGTCGGTCAGGAGCAGGGCAGAGATGTCACAGGCTGGCGGGGCGGCGGGCGGAGCAAAACGGTGAGAACGGAGCTGGGACGGAGGGAGTACAAATCGGGGCGAAGGGAGTTGTACAAAGTTGTACGCCGGGCGGAAAAGCCCCAAAAATCGTTCCCTTTGGTCAAGAAAAAACCCAGCAATTCCGGCATTTTGCCGTTCGGTACGTCTAACTTTTAATCAGAGGGTCGATGGTTCGATCCCATCCGGGCTCACCACTTTAAGCCAATAAAATCGGGCCTTAGATGAAAAGCAAGAAAATGTCGTCCAAGCCAAAAAGTTGTACGAGTTGTACGGCGGCATAAACATACGCCACTCGCGGTGGCGCGGCGGATCTCTTTTTCGCCGCGAGGTGCTGAGTCCTTCAATCGCCGTTCTCGCGTTGAAAGCGTTTGTCAAATTTTAAATCTGCTGACCGACAGAAATCCGCCGAGGGTTTTAATCCTGTGGCGACCGCACGTTTTGCTGCTATGTTCCGGCCGAACTTTCCTTGGTTAGGTGGTTCAACGAAGCGCCCGCCCTCGCCCGACCGGCAGCGGTGGGCGCTTCTGCTTTTGTGCCGGGCGCAGCAAAAAGCCCCCGCCGGCTTGCCACATTCGGCGGGGGCCCGTTCTCATCAACCGTGATGTAGCCAACTGTCCCATGGGCAGTTGCGTTCGCAGAAAACGATCTGCTGTGTGGAGTCCTTTCTTTCGTTAGGGGCTCCCCCTTAGCCGAATCATGTCACTCCGCGGCGGGCGGCACCAGTGTCGGGCCACCCGGCTTGACCGTGATCGCGGGCGGCTCCTTGGACGGCGTCAGCTCTGCGATCTGCTTCTGCAGCCTTGCGATCAGGCCTGCCTGCTGCGCCACCATGTCGAGCGCCTGATTGCGCTGCTCCCGTAGCGTGCCCAGATAGGTGTCGAGATCAACCTCGATCTGCTGTTGTGGCTGGGGGGTCTGCATCAGTGTTTCCTCTTCTCTAGGGTGGTCAGTCGCTTCGTCAGTTCTTGGATCGCGGCTAGGACATCGGGTGCGCCGAGCCTCCCGAAATCGATGCTCTGCATCGCAGGCTCCCAGACGCCATCCTCTTCAGGTGTCTTGCCGCGTCCGTCCTTCTCGCCAAACACAACATGCGGCCATAGTTCCTGCACCTCATGGGCCAGCACCATCGTCCGATATTGATCGTCGGCCTCGACCTTGAACTTGGCATGGTGGATGTGGAGCTTGTTGATCCGCGCCAGCGACCCAGCGGTGTCGGCATCGCCCTTCACATCCTTCAGCCGGTAATCCGACGAGGTCGCATAGGCCGTTGTCGAGCCGGTGGTATTGATGTTGCCGACGATGCCGTTCGGATTGTTGAAGTACATTTTGTAGGCTGTTGCCACCGTATTGTGATAACTGCGAATGGCGACTGCGCCGCCGCTGTTGTTCACGATGTCAATCGCAATGCTCGACGGGCCGTCACCATAGACGCCAAACAATCCCGATGTCGTGTTGCTGCCGACGAACACCGTGGCATTGGAGTTGATCTGCATCGCCAACGTACTGTTGACGGCAAATCTGATCGGCGTGGACGCCCCGGTGAGAAGCAACATGCCGCCAGCGGCAGCGCCACAACTGAGATAGCAAAGATCGGGTGCATAGGGCGCACCCGCCGAGGTGAAGCCCGCGCCTGTGAGCGTCAGGGACGCGAAGTGACCCGCGTCGTTTTGGGCAACGAACTGACTTTGCACCGCGTTCCCGGTATTGGGGTTCGTAATAAAAACCCCGCTCGCCGAGTTCACGCTTCTCTGCGCTTGGATCGTGTAATTTGGAAAAGCCCCATTGCCCGCGAAGCCGATGTCCAGACCGCCAGCGGTCAGAAAGCGCGCGACCTCGGCTTGGCTGACCATGAAGACAATCGGCTTGGAATATCCCGTGCCGATGAGCAGCCCATTGTTCTGCGTCCACGCGACAAGCTGCACCTGATCCGGTGCGTATGGCAGGGTCATGCCCGTCGCGTTCGCGTTTGAGATCAGGAGCGCTCCATAGTCGTTCGCAGCGTTCGCAACATGGACCGACGCCGATGCCTGCCCGGTGCCCGCGTAAGTATTGTTGACACTTATCGCCAATTCCCCGGAACTGATGCTCTTTGAAATCTGCAAGGCCACGTTGTAGCCGGGATCAGGGATCGCACCGAGGCCGAGATAGCCCCGCGCATCCATGTGCGCCTGCTCGACACCATGCACCATGAAATGCAGGATGCCGCTCGAAACCGCGTTGGTGCCAACCGTCAGCCCGCCTGCGCCGCTCGCGAACAGAATACCGGCATCGGCGCGCAGCGCCGGATCAGCGGTCCAGCCGGTGCCCTGTATCTGCAACGAGATTTCGCTGTTGTAGTTGGTCGCGGTGATCTTGGTCGCGGCGGTATTGCCGGTGCTGCTGTTCGACCATGTGAACCCGACGCTCGTATAATCGTTCGCACTCCCGACGACGGACACCTTGCTCGGCAGCGAAATGACCTGTTGCCCCGCAGGCGAGAGCGGCGACACGTTGATCTGGTTCGCCGTGCCGACAAGCGACAGGATCGGCCCGGCGCTGAAATTGTACCATTGCAAGCCGCTGGCATCGGCCTTCTCACCAAGCAGCATCCCGCCCGCGCCCGGCGTATTCGGCAGCACCGGATTGAAGCTCGAAAGGTCGAGTGGGTTCATCCTGACGACGCGCCCGCCCGATGTCGTTCCCGCTGGCAACGCGAAGCTCTGCTCCTGATCGACCAGCGTGCGCCGGTCCACTGCCGCCTCGACGCTCTTCGCCGGAAAGCGTCCATTCGTCGGAAAGCTCTTGTCCTGCCAATTCAGCGTCGAGCGTGCCCGATAGGCGATGTAGCCCGCTGGCAGTGCGGTATTGAACACGACGTTGCCCGATGGATAGAAGCCGGTGTCGGGATCAGGCGTGCCGGTGATCGTATAGTCGTAGGTGCCCCCGCCGTTCAGGACCGGAGGCGAACCAACCGGATTGCCGTTCGCATCGAGGACAATCGCCACGACGTCGGCCTGCGCGCGGAACGGCCATGGCAGATTGAAGGTTGTTGTCGATCCGTTACCGACATCGCTGACCGGATTGTAGTTGGCCTGAATGGTCATGGTGATGCTCCCATTGTCGGCGCCGCGAGCTCGATCCCTCGCGTCGCGCGACCTGCTGCAATCTTGCTGCTGATGCCGGCGTCATGCTGGATGAAATCGTCAGTCGCCGCTTTTTTGTAGGTCGCTTGGATCGACAGTGCCATCAGGTACTGCTGCGATGGCGACGCCGCGTTGAACTCCGCCTGCAGTCCCTTGTCGGCGAGCTGGCCGGAGACCAGCGCATTCAACGCTTCCTTCGCACCGTACATCGTGCCGCCGTAATCCATCTTGTAGCCATTGCCGGCCGAGACCCTGAGCCGGTCATAGTCCTGCGAATTGAGCGGGATCTGCAGCTGCTGCTTGCCGCCGACATTGACGTGCAGGGTGCGCGGCGGCGGCGAGGCGCCGATCCGGCCTTGCTCGGCCTCGGGTGCATATTGACGATTGTCCCAGAAGAACTTGTCGATTGGGTTTACATCCTTGGCCGGCGACAGATCGAACGGCGAGAAGGCGCGACCGACGCCACCGAGTATTCCGCCCGGGCGCTCGACCGGGTCGCCCCACACATCGCGGGTCGGCGGCATCTGGTTCGATAGGCCCGGCGTCCGCGAGGCGATGGTCTCCATCAGGCCCTGATGCGAGCGCATGAATTCGTCGAACATCCGGTCGACGCCCGACACGATCCCCGGCACCGCAAAGCTTGCTGCGAAATTGTCGAGAAACTTCGTGCCCTGCTTGTTGGGATCCGACATCGCGTCGATGAAATTACTCCACTGCTCCATGTAGGTCTTCGACAGCATCGCGTGACCAAAGCCGAGCACGAGGCTTGAGATCAGAGCTGACGTGTCATCCTCATGGGTGTAGCGCGCCATCTCCACAGTGTCGGCAAGCGCCCCGAGCGTCATGCCCATCGGCTCAACCTTGTTGTAGGAGATGGTCTGACCGCCCGGCAGCGTGATCGTGTACGGCCGGTGGCCGGCGTTCAGCCACGCATAGCGCTCGGCCGGCGTCGTCGGGCCGTTGCCGGTGACGGTCCCGTTCAGAACGAAGGGCAGAGCGGCCAGTGTCACGCCCGTCCCAAGCCCAGCTTGCGCCTGAGCGAGCGCTTTGCGCGCCCCGCCAGCGGCCATCTCTTCCTTCCACAGCGCCGATGGCAGCACGAACGGCAGCGGCGACGAGCGATAGGCAAAGCGTGCAACATTCGCCGAGATCTTCGTGAACGGCGAGATGAAGCGGCCGAGCGGAAACTCGAGGTGCTTGAGCCCGCCGACATTCGGCAGGGGAATGTTGAGGCTGTCGATCCAGTTCTGCATCGTCGCGGCCGGGCCCGAGAGCGGCTCCTGCAGGGTGTTCCGCAGTGCCCGGTTGATCGCCATCTCGTGCAGATCCTGCGGCACGACATTGCGCAGCTCGGCGGCGCGCTGGTTCAGATCCTCGAATTTGGCATTGCGACCGAGCTCGCCGACCGCCTTGCGCCACGCCCCAGCTGCAACCTCGGCGCGGTAGTTGAACACTTTGGCAAAATCATCCATCGCGCCGATCCATGTCGTCGGCATCGCCGAGCGCAGGTACTGCAGCGCCGGCCGCGTCACCTGATCGGCGGGAAAATCCGGCATGCCGTTGGCGAGGCGCGAGATCCGGTTGACGCTCGTCCCGTCCTCGAGGCTGTTGAACTCGGCGTGGAAATTGCCGGTGCCGGTACGCAGCGCCTTGCCGGCGAATTGCAGCGCCTCCTGCCATGCCGAGATATAGCCGTGGAACAACGCGGCAGTTTCGCCCGGCGCAACCGCACCGGCCGGTCCGAGCTTCTCCGCCGTATAGCGCGTCGCCAGATTGAAGACCGCGAGCGAGCTGTCGCTCGTCCCCTTCTTGACGATCACCGCCGGGTTCGACAGCAGCCAGTTGTACCAGCCGTAGAGAAGACCATCGCGGCTCGTCATGTTGCGCAGCGTCGACATGAAGCCCGACACGTTCTCGGGTCTCATGTCGGCAGTCTTGTTGATGATCTCCTCCCACGGCACATCGCTACCCGAGAGCCGGATCATCTCGGCCATGTCCTGCGCCATTTTCCCCATCGTGCCGGCGACGACCTGACGAACGCGGAAGGTCTGGCCCATCTGCCGCCCGCTCGCGTACCAGTCGTTGACGTATTTCTGGAAGATCACGCCATAGCGCTTGGCGGTGTCGTATGCCGCCGGATCGCCGGTTGCCTTGGCGGCATCCGACGCCTTCTTCAATTCGCTCGCCGCGGTCTCGAGTACCGACTTCTGCGCCATCATCGTATAGAGCGCCTGCGGATCCATCACCCGCTTCGCCATGATCTCGTCGGGCGTCAGGTTCAGACCGAGCGTGTAAGCGTGCATCTTCACGACGTCGTCGTTGATCGGGATCTGCGCAGTTTCCATGCGCTTGGCGATGTCGGTGACGATCTGGCCGATCTGATCGGGATTACTGAGCTCATCCATCGTGAGCCCGATAGGCGTCAGGCCCTTGCCGTTCAGGAAATCGTCGACCGCCTTCTCCTGATCGGGCGTCATCTTGAAATCGGGTTTCGGCTGATCGCCATTGATGCTGAAGGGCGCCGGCCGCTCACCCTCCGGCGGCACCTCGAGGCCTGCAGCAGCTGCGGGCGCCTCAGCCGCAGCGCGCGCGACGTAGACTGGCGGCTTGGGACCGTTCTCGCCGATATACGCCGCCTTCATCTCCGGGGTGTAGGCGTCCTGCTTGCCGCCGGTTTTCTCCTCGATGTAGTCCGAAAGCCCTTGCTGCCATTTCTGGTACTCGGGATTGATCATGCGCGCGCCGGCACCGCCCTCGGCCGGCGCAGCTGCAGCGCCCTCGGCCGGCGGAGCTGCCGGCGCACCTTCCGCGGGCGCCGCAGCAGCTGCCGCTTGCGCCTCGGCCGGCGGCGCGGCTGCACCCTCCGCGGCTTTCGCGGCCGTCTCGGCACCTTCGACACCCTCGAGTGCCTTCGCACCTTTGAGCAGCTTGCCCGCTTTGCCGAGACCGCCCGGCGCCATCAGCGAGAGCAGGAAGCCCGTCAGATTGCGATTGACGCCGGTTGCCTCTTCGACCGGCCGGCCGACCCCCGAGGTCAGCGCTCCGGTCAGCGGCGCGAACGCGACGTTGAGTGCATCGAGCCCGGGCTGGATCCCGGGCGGCAGCGGGTTGGAGAGTGCGTCGCGCACCTCCTGCAGGTTCGACGGCAATGCATCGCGACGAAATTGCGAGAGCGCATCGGTGAACTGGCGACCTACTTCCGCCGGTATGCCGGCGATGCCGTTGCCCAACGCCTCCCACAGCGTCTTGTCCTGCCGCTGCCCCTCCGGCACATAGGCGGCGCGGCTGACCATGTTCATCCAGTTGTAGATCTGCTGCCCGACCGGGAGATCCGATTTCGGGCCCGGCGGCGGTTTCGGCGGCGCCAGTGCATCGGCGCCTGACGGCGGCGGCGGCGCACCGCCATTCGCCATCCGCTCGAGCGCATCGCCGCTCCCCTGCTGCGCGAGATTGTGAGCCGCAGTGTAGTCGGTGCGCGGATCGTGCGGGTTCGAGGCCGCTGCCGGCTGGCCGGATGCGAGCTGCGCCATATAGTCGACGTCAGGCTGGGCCATCTAGAACTCCTGATCGTATTGCTGGATCGCCTGACCGATTTCGAGCTCTTCCTGCGGCGTCATCTTTCCCTCGTGGATCCGCCGCAGGAATTCATCGCGCGCGTCATCGAGCTCCTTCTTCGTCTTGGGATGTTTGCCGAATAGCGGCGGCAGCTCGGTCGTCGGCGGACGATGCGGCGCCGCACTCTCGATGGGCCGTGGCGCGCCCTTGGGCCCGAGCACGCTGCGATAATCCTCGAGCAGCGACTTCTGCTGCTTGTAGACGTCGTCGCCGTAAGCGGCACGCGCCGCCGGCAGGTTCTGCTCGGCCTGCTGCAGATCGTAGGCGTTGCGCGGCGACTTGCCATTCCACATCGGCGGCAGCTCGTCGATGGTCTTTGGCTTGACGTCGATCACGGGCCGGCCGGGTGCGATGATGTCGGAGTAGGCTCCGATGGCGGCGCGGCGCCTGTTGTATTCGTCGTTCGAGATCATGCCGGAGTTGTGGAGGATCTCGTTGCCGGTATTGGCAGCATTGAGCTCGCGCTGCGACCGCGGCCGGGTGCCGCCTGCGAGCGGCGGCAGATGGGCGACTGCTCCAGCTGGTACCATCGGTGGCCCGAGCTGTGGCGGAGCGACATCGACCTTCGGTTTCGGTGCTGGTGCGGGCGCATTGTGCGGCACCGGTCCTCCTTGCGGCGCGGGTGCAGCTGCCGCGGGGCGGGGCGCTGGCGTGGGCGCGGCGGGCTGCGGCGTCGGCGGCGGCGCGGGCGTCGGCGGCGGCTTGGGCACTGCCGCAGGCTGCGGCCGGGGCGATGGCGTTGGCGTGGGCGTGGGCTGAGGCGTCGGCGGCGCCGCAGGCGCGGACGGTGGCGATGGCGTGGGCGATGGCGCAGCCGCAGGCGGTGGCCTTGGCGGCACTGGACGCGGCGCCGGCCGACCGCCCTTCTGCGGGACCGGAGCCATGGCATCGTACATCTGGAGCTTCTTGAATTCCGCATCGACCGTCGCCTGATCGAGCCCGGCCTGCTTGCGGATCAGGAGATTGTGCGCTTCCGCCTCGACATCCTCGTGCGTCCGCGGGCGGGCGCCATCCATCAAAGGCGGCAACCACTTGGGATCGACCCCGCGGTCGTAGCGCGACATGATATCGTTGAGCGTGTCGGTCGGATCCTTGTGCTCGCGGAAAACCTTCTCGCTATATTCGCCGACCGCGTCGCTGTACTTCTGTGCCCACACCGTGCTCGCACCGCCGCTCATCGCCCGCTCTTGGGTGACCTTCACACGGAGCTCGTTCTCGAGCACATTCATCATCTGGCGCTGCATCGCCGTGCCCTTGTCGCCATGGGCGTTGGCATAGGTCGACATCTGGTACCAAGTGCTCTGGGCAATGCTGTGATCGTCATTGCGCCACATGTCGATGTCGCGCTGCGTCGCGGTGCCGTCGATCACTTCCTTCCACTTGTCGGGCAGCAGCGTGCTGTTGTCGTGGCCGCGGTCGAACGCATTCTGTGCCGAGCGGATGACATTGATGCCGGCGGCGGTGATCGAACCCTGCTCGTAGAGCGCCTGCAATGCGGTTTCGTCGATGCGGGTTTTTCCCTCGCGCACGTCGAACGACAGCTTGACCGCATTGTCCAGCGCCCACTTGTCGTGAGCCCGATCGGCCAGCATCGTCGCGCGGTTGGCGCGTTCGATCTGCAGCGACATCGAGCTGTTGTAGAGCACCGTGGCGCGCTGGATCAGCGTCTCGCGCTGGTCCATGCTCATGTTGGGAAGGTTGTGCTCGTCCTTCAGGAAATTGACGGCCTTGATCCCTTCCTGCGGATTGCGCTCGATCCGCTCCTCGTTGATCAACGCACGACCTGCCACATAGTCGATATCGCCCTTGAACTTGATGACGCGATCCGCTGCCTCCTCCGGCGTCAGCCATCCGACCTCGCCGGCGTTCTTGAGCGCATTGACGTGCATGTCGGTGAGCTGCTTCTTGATGAAGGGATTGGTGGTCGCCGCAATCTGGTTCGAGAGTGTCACCCCTTCCTGATCGAGATCGCCAGCATGCTTGCTGCCCTCGAGCGCGAAGGCCGCATGACCGACATCGAGGGCGCGCTGCGTCGACTGGTTGTTGAACTCGTTGGTCAGATACTCGCGCTCGAGATCGTCGGGCACATCCTTGAGCAGGCCCTGTCCGATCTGCGCCGCCTCCGCGTTGAAGCCGGCGAGCGCTTTCTGCCGGTCTGGGATCTTGCTCCAGCGGAATTCGGCGTCGCCCAGCATCTGCGTGCGTTCCGCCATCTTGGCGGACGCATCGGCCGTGCGCCGCGCATTCTGGTAGCGCTGGTTGAATTCGGCCATCGTCCCTTCAAGGTGCTGGCCGGCTTGCGACAGCGCCGCGCCAGCGGCGCCCATCGCCTCGGCCGACGCCTCGGGCATCGGCGTCATGTGGACGTCGGGCGCAGCATCGAAGGTTGGAATGTCAGGCATCGCCTAGCTCCACGGCCACGGGCTCTCCGGCGGGATCGACAGCGAGACCGGCTTGGGTATCAGGTCGCCGAAATCGATGTTGCGGCCCATCGAGCCGACACCGGAAATGTTGCCGCCAATCCCCGGGATCGTCGTGGTATCGCCGCCGCCGATGAACATGCCGCCCGCAGCGGAGGCGAGTGAGCCCAAGAGCGTGCCGCCGGCACTGATATACGAGCCGGTGCGCGCTTGCGTCGCCTGCGCGTGATAGATGTCGGCTTGGCGTTGCTGCGACAGCGCCTCGAGGCGCCCCTGATAGAGCTGCTGTTGCCGGATGATCTGGCCCTTGCGCGCGGTGTCGGCCGCGAGCCACAACGACGGTCGCACACCCGCCTTGCCAAATCCCGCTGCCTGCGCCCCGGCCACCTGCGCCACCTGCTGCTCGGTACCGTAGGCTTTCATGTACGACTGCTGCCGCGCGACCTCGGCTTGCTGGCGCGCGACGTTGGCGTTGTACTGGTAGGCACTGGCGCGACCGGCGCCCTGCGCGATTTCACCGGCTGCGTTCACCACTCCTGCCGCCACCTGCAGCGGCGCCGCAAATTGGCCCATCAGCGTCTCACCCTTGCAAAGCACCAGTAGTCGCGCCCGGCGGCATCCCATGCTTGATGGAGACCCTCGCACTCGAACCCGAGCGCATGCGCGAAGGAGTGGCTCCATCTCTCGCCGCTGCGCACGAACATCTGCACCCGGCGAAACTGCGGATCGCGCTGGCGCAGGTCGAGAAAGCGGCAGGCGAAGCGCGCCGCCGCCACGAGGTGCCGGGGCCGGGCGACGCGCGAGACAAAGCAGCAGGCCTCAGCGTGGCCGTAGAAATGCGGCATCAGCGCGCCACCAATCGGTACCTCGGCGCCATCGATCATCGCGTAGGCAAGGCGATGACTTGAGGCCAGCATCATCTTGTCTTCCGTGACATCGAGGCGCGCCATCTCGCCGTGCAGCGGATCGCGCTCCTCTGCGATCAGGCGCTGCAAAAGATGGTGGTCGAGACGGACGAACCTCATGGCTGCGGCATCTCCGCGACTTCACCGCGCGCGAACACGCTTAGCACCGTCATTGGCGCTGCGCCTGCGCGGGTGAAAATGATCTGGCCCTCGAGGTCGTAATCCTGCGTCGGCTCGAGCACGTAGATGCCGCTGTTAAGCGGCGGTGCATTGTCCATCGCGTCGACGCCCTGCCGGTCCTCCATCGGCGTCAGCTTGTCGGCGACATCGCGCGTCCAGCTGTCGGTCGTGCGCCGGCCATAGAGCGCTCCGCGCGTCTTGTAGAAACGGGCATAGAGCCGGTCGATATCCTTCATCTTGCCTTGCGTCGCAGCACCCGCCGCACGCGACGGCTCCCATGGCATGCTGATGAGCACCGGCTGCGACAGCAGACCGGCGGTCAGCATGCTCACCTTCTGGCCATCGGGGATCGTGACCGTGCCGCCGCTGACCGTCGCCCAACCGAGATCGGCGCCGTCGCCGTAGAGCCAGACTTGCTGGTTCTCGAGATGATTGAGCCCGGTGAAGGTCGCCTGCGGCGTTGCAATCGTCCACGCGCCTTGTGGCACCAGCTGTACCGACTTCGCCGGTCGCAAAACATTTCCGCTCGCCGAATGTCCATCCGTCGACACCGATGTCAGCTGAAATAGTCCTCCATTGGCCCGCACCATGTCGCCAACCGCCCACGTCTGTGCCGCATCACTGTTGATGTCGATGCGCGAGCTGGTGAAGCTCGGCAGCTGCGTTGGCGGGTTCTGGTTGCCCAAATTCCATAGCCACAAATTGCCGTTGCCGAAATGCGGCCCGCCGGTCAGACCGCAGTCGACGAAGAAGGCGTCTTCGATCTCGCCGCTGTCGAAATAGGACCGCAGCACTTCGATGGTCCGGAGCGCCGTCCACACATATGTGGTGGGGTTCATCGAGGTTCGTACCACCTCGAGCCAGAGCTCATCGTAAGTGCCGTCAGGCGAGGGAATGATCGCCATGCTCTCGACCATCGCCGGGCCCAAGTAGTAGGCGCCGCCCAGCTGATGCACCGCGGGTGCAAAAACCTCCTGATCCTTGTCATAGGTGAAGCTGACCAGCGCACCATCCGTGCGCCGGCACCACACCACCTGATAGGGCGCCTGCTGATAGCAGAGATCGTACAGTCCCGAGCCCCAGCCGCTGCCCTCCGACGCCCGGCTGATGTCCTCGCTGAACTGCAGCTTGTCGGGACCAACGTAACCTTGCGCCTGCCAGAAGAATGACCATTCGCGCAGCTTGCGACCGCTGCGGTCGACAAACAGTACCGACTTGCCGATCCGCAGCGGATTGGTCACCGCTTCGCTGCCATAGGTACTCTCCTGATAGGACTGCACCGAGGTCTGCGACAGAGCTTCCGAGGCAGACGAGGCCTGCAGGATGTGCTCGCTGCCGGCGGTGCCGATGCCGAGCTGCATCGACTGTGCGCTGCCGGCGCCGATCATCCAGCTGATCGCATTGACCTGATCCTCCTCGATGTTCCAGTCGATGGAGCTCGAGGCCAGCACCGTGCCGTCCGCTTTCGAGGGTGCAAAATTGGTGAAGTCGCCGGGCTGCGATCCGACGACGCGCGACGGGAAGCCCGGAAAGCCGCCGAACATGAGCCGCTCCTGCCAGAACCGGACGGTGAAGGGATAGCCGTTGTTGCCGCCCCATTGGCCGAGCGCCCAGTTGAGCGTCTTCGTCGGAAAAACGAAGGGCGGGATGAAGGCCCACAGCACGGTGCCGTCGACCTGTGTCGCGGCTCCGCCGGCCACCGGAATCGCGGCCGTCGAGCTGTCGGTCTTGCCGCCGATCACCGCTTGGAAATAGTCCATGGTCGGCGAGTTGACGATGTCGTTGACGTCGTACTGGGTGGTGCGTGCGATCTTGGTCGAATTGCGCGCGCCAATCGCCGACCAGATCACCGAGCCGTCGAGGATCGAGCTTCCGAGGCCCTGCGGGCCGTTGCCGCTGGTCGCCGAGGTGCCGCCGGAAACCGCAACGTAATAGCTCAGCAAACCCGGCACCTGCGCGCCGCCGGCAGGCTGGCCGACGATGGCGTTGGTCTCGTACTTCGTATTCGGTTGCCACTGTACGCCATCGAGACCGGCCTGCGCCCCGTCATGCACCAGACCCTGCACCGTCGCGCTCACCACGGTCGCCGACGTCACCCCGGTGATCTTGCACCAGCCCCAGTTGCCATACCATTTCACGCGGACGACACGGCCGATATCGGCTGACGAGAACCCGGCGCCATTGTTGATGTTGATCGTATTCGTCCATGTCAGCGTGATGTTGCCGGTGGTGCCGCTTGGCGTGACGTAGTTCGTGCTGTCGGTATTGATGTCGAGATAGGGCCCGTCGCGGAATTGCATCACCGAATAGGTCCAGCTGGTGTGCGAGCTCCGCGTCAGCGTGGCCGGCGGATAGGACGGATGAACGATGAAGAGCGTGTCGGCGCTCTGCGTGTATTTGAGCTTGGCGAGATCCGCGCTGGTGTAGGGCACCGCGATATCGACCGGCACGCCGCCCGACAGCACCACGCCATCGTTCATGTAGACGCGCACATAGCCGTTGGAGAACACCAGCATGTAGGCTTGGATCGTCGAGAAAATGAACGGCACAAGTCGTGACGGATTGTTCTGATCGCGCGCCGACGAGATGAACATCGTACCGGGGCGCGCCGTTATCCCGCCCTGCGGCATCACCACGAAATTCAGGCAGGTGTCGGCCCCATTGTAATAGGCCTTGTGATCGATGCGTCCCTTCATGCGGGGGCTGAGCTGGCCGGCGGTGAAGTTGGTGATGTCGATATCGCTGCGCATCTACCACCGCGCGCGCAGAAGAATGTCGCCACCCCATTCGGTCGGCAGAGCCTGTTGCGCGCTTCGCGTCCGGGCCTGCGCCCATGCTTCGCTCAACGCCTGCTTGGCCTCCTCGCGCTTCTTGGTGTCCTGCGTCAGCGCGAGCGCATTCTGCACAGCGATCTCGAGGCCCAGCACCCGGCAAAAAAGCGGCGGGAAAGATTTCGGATCCGAGACGTCACTGATGTAGTAGATGTTGACCGGCGCACCGGCATTCGACAACAGCTGACTGCCGATGATCTCCCACTTATAGGCGATGTCGCTGTCCTCATCGTCAGTGTAGATCGTCAGAAAATCGCCGGGCAGATCGTAGGCACCGTTGTACCCGAACGGCGGCTGATTGACCGATGCCGGCAGCTGCGCCTGCCGCATCGCGAACCGCCACGGTGCGGCCTCGAGAACTTCGCGCCGGATCCGCCCGAACGAATTCAGACAGATGATCGCGCGGCGCTGCGGTGCATTGATGTCGCTGATGAGGTCGACGCCGAGCGCCAACAAGCCGATGTTGCAGATCGAAACCTGACTGTCGCCAGCCGCCATGATGCGAAGAGGCGCGCGGGCCGAGGGGACGTCCCGCGCGCTCTCCCTCCCTGTTCAGATGATGTACTCAAAGAACAGACGGAGCCCTCCCGATGCCGGCAGAGCTGCCGCGCCGACCGTCAGAATGATGTCGTCGTACTGACCACCACCCTGATGGCCCGGCTGGTAGCCGGCCGCTTGGCCGGTCAGGCAGTCATAGCCAACATAGATCGGCACGCCGAGCGAAGCTGCCACACCGAGCGCCTGCGGCGACGTCGCGGTCAGCGTTGCAGCCGGCGCCCAATAGCCGGCTTGCGAGCTGTCGCTTGGCGATCCGATGGCGATGGTCGCGGTGCCGAGCGACACCGACGACAGCGCCGTGATCCCGATCATGGTGTAGGGCACAGGAAGCCGCGCCACACCGATCACCGAGCCGGAGGCCTGTGCTGCGAGCGGCACGTTCGCAACCCAGCAATACTGCCCGCCATTCTGCAGCGACATCAGCAGCTGCTGCGGCATGTTTCCGCCACCGGAGACATTGCCGATCAGCTGCTGCATTTCGGTGCCGAACAGCGTTGCCGGCGTCGCCGCGAGCTGCGACGGCGCATCCTTGGGACTGAAGCGCGCGATATAGGCCGCGATATCGTGCGGATCGCGGTTCTCGGTCACCACCACAGCCTTGTCGTCCCCGCGAGGCACGGGATGATCGCCAGCAACCTGAGACGATGCATGGGGATCCGCCGCGTGGGGATCTTTCTCTTTCGTAGTCGTCATGTGCATTCTCCTTCCTTACTGGCACACGATCTCGACGACCTTGGCCTCCTCGAGCCGGGCGCCGCCAATGCTCTCGTCGCAGTAGACGTACTGCGCGAAGCGCTTGTCGGGCCGAGGTGCCGATTGCGTCTCGATGTCTCTGTTGATGCCCAAGCCCATGCCCGACTTGCGCCACGCGGGCACGCGCCACTGACCCGATGCGTTCTTCTGCAGCCGCTCCGAATGGATGAAGCGGAAGCCGACGAACAGGTCGACCTTGCCGTCGTACAACGCGCGCACCGTGTTGTAATCGGCGCTTGTGACTTCCGTTGTCTTCAAGAGATCGCCCTTCTGCAGACCACCGACGAGGATGTAGCGCTCTTCTTCCTCATCGCCTTCCGCACGATCCAGCGCCACCGATGCCGAGATCAGTTTTGAGATCGTGAGCCCGGCTGGCCCCGAGCCGGTGCCGTAGGACCAGTCGGACACCGCAACAACCGTGCCGGGCGGTGCGGTCGGCTGGCTTTCGTTGTTGCCGTTGGGCCACTGCACCGCGTTCGACCCGCTATGGCCGGTGTACGCCGTGCCAAAGAACGCCTGAATGACTTCGTCGTCTTGACCACGACGCATCGCCATGCCGGCCGCTTTGGCATAGTTTGACTCCGGGTCGATCAGCAGCTTCAGCTTGTCGAGCTTGTCCACCAAGTCGCCCCAGTCATAGTCGTATGGCGCAACCCTACGACGCAGGTGCTGGGTGTTCATCATCGGGCTGTCGCTATGGCGCGTCGTCACCTTGCGAGCAGCGGTGGGTGCCATCTGCTCGAGGTAGGCGCTATCGCCTGTGATCATCTCCTCGATGACTTTGCCGCGGAGGCGTGCCTCCGACTGTTGCGCGAGGTGCCGCACATTACTTCCGAACTGCTGCACCATCGCATCCGTGACCGAAAAACTCATGATGCTCTCCGTCGTTACCGGCGATCTCCAATCGCCGGCTTGTTGAAACGAAGTGCGTGATGACCATCACCACGCACCCATTGGCGGTGACGGCTGAGCTCCCCGATCCTGTCGCGCTGGCGCGCGACTACATTGGACCCGTGCCTGCGTTTAACGTCCGCTCGACGATGCCTTCAGATCGGACCCTTGCGAGCTACCCGATCCTTTAGAATTCCTATGCGGCGCTTTCCTCCGCGGGATATGCGACCTCGTAGAGGGCTGCGATCTCCTCGAGCGCTTCCTGCCGTCCCGGGGCGTCCTTGTTCTTGAACGCCGCATTGGCGCGGAATGCCTGCTCTTTCTCGGTGATCTTCCGCCGTGCTTCCTCGATGCTGGGCCTGTCGCCGAAACCGCCTTGCCCCTTGCCGAGCAGGCCGTCTTCCCTGAGCTGCGAGCCCATCAATGCAAAGACCTGTGCGAGCGCCGGATTGTTGCCCAGATTGCTCGCCGTCAATTCCTTGACCAGCTGATCGCCGATCCCGAGCTGCTTGGCATAATGGCCAATCGCCGCTTCCGCATCCTTCAGATGACCATCGTAGTCGCCGCCCCACTTAGAGCGCAGTGCAGCGCTCGCCTTTTCCATGTCGGCCTTGCGCGCATCGCCAGCGGCGGCGAACAGATCTGCCTGCAGCTTGTCCCAGTCGCCGCGGCCGAGATCGATCTGGCGCTGCGTCACTCCCATCTTGTGAAGGATCGGCGCCAACTGCTTCTGAAAATTCGCATCAGCCTCGTTATAATCGCTGCCATCCGCGCGCTTGCCGAACGCATATTTGTCGGCTGTATCGGGACGACCCTGCGCCTTGTAGAAGGCATCCCAGCCCGCCGCATCTTTGTCATCCTTGGGAAGAACCGCCAGCCGGTTCTTGTCGAGGCCGACCATGCGCTGGGCGTTGACGAAGCTGTCGTAGAGCCCGTTCTCGTCCTTGATGTCCTTGAAGCTCGCGTCATTGCGGTACTTCTCCGGCAGGCGCTCGGCGAACGGTTTCTGGCTGTCGACGTACCTCTGCGCCAAGCTTCCGACGTCCTTGATGTCCTTGAACGCCGCGTTACCGCGCAAGCCTTCCGGCAGGCTCGCTGTCCAGTCGGCGCCATTGCCCGACGATGCCGGCGCCGATCCGCTCTGTGCTGTTCCTGCGTCACTCATCATCTGCTCCTAAAGAAAGACGGCCCCGCGCTCCGGTTCGTGTCGCGTACGGCACACGGGGCCGCTCTCATCACCGCGCCTTCTTGCTTGCAGAAGGCACTGGATGCGGATCAACCGGCAGGCCGATCACGGCCCAGCCATATTCTTCGGTCCACACCGTTTGCCACGTCATTTTTTCGAGCGGGCCGGTCGGTGGCGTCTCGTCGGGTGGCGGCGCCTCCGGCAAAGGTGGTTGCGTTGCGACCGGGGGATAGCCCGGCCCGCCGGGGAACGAACTTCCGGGTGGTCCCCAGATCGGGAACGTCGGTGAGCCCGGTGGCTGACCGCCGCCGCCCGGTGGCTGATAGCCCGGTGAGCCCGGAAACACCGGACCGCTAATCGGATTGCTCGGTCTTGGATCGGTCGGACCCCAGATGCCAAGCGGAGGCTGACCGCCGCCGGGATCTGTCAGCGGCGTGATCGTTGCGAGAAACGGCTTGCCTACTTCCATGTCACTCACTCCTTGGGGCTTGCGGTTGCTGGCGTCGTACCAACGGGCGGGAGCTGAACCCACACTTGGTTCTCAGGGTCGGCACCGACCATCGGAAATCGCCAGATCGTGCCATCCGACATCAGGACTGTGACAGCTTCCACCACACGACCGCTGCCGCCATAGGCGTTGCTCGTCACGGCAATCTGCTGCGGGATCGCTGTCTGCGGCGTCACCGCCTTCCGCACTTTCGCGGCACGCATCTTCGCGGTCGGCCTAGCGGGCATGCGTCTCTCCAAAAAATGCAGATGGCACGTCGACCACACGATCCCAGCGTTCCGGCTGGGCCAACGGCCGGTGCGCCCATACCGTGCCGTCCGTGCAGAGCGCATACATCACCGACACCACATAGCCGTCACTGCCGTCCTGCCACATCGCGATCTGTACGACCTTGCGCCCGCGGAAGCGCACTGGCTTGCCAGAAAAAACCTTGCTGGCAACGCCCTGATCCGCATGCATCAAGCCAGACATCACTCCACCAGCCTTTCGATATCATCCTTGGTGGTCTCGCGCGCCAGCGCGATCATTTCTGCTTCTGTCCAACGCAGCGCATTGCAGATCTCGAGCGCAAGTGAACGCCGGCCCTCATAAAACCGGCTGTCCTCGGGTTGCGGCGAGGTCTCGAGGATCCCGCCGCGGCGCATCAGATCGTGCAGCACCAGCTGGCCTTCCGGCGTCGCATAGACCGCGTGATAGGCCTGATTGACCGCCGCCTGCCGGCGGAAGCCTTTCAGCACCTTCGCGACCTGATCGCGCGCCAGCTGGAGATCCATGCTCATCCGGCCAGCCTCGTGACACCGAGCGCGGCGCGGATCTTGCCGCCCAGACCGAGTGCCTTCTCGAACCGGCGATATTCCGGTGTCGTCGTCAGCACCCATTCGATGAAGCAGCCGCCCTTACCGGTCGACGGATCGTAGAGATCGAAGTCGCACTTAAAATCGTGAGGCCGCTTCAGCCGCGCCGCCTCCTCGAAATCGCGGATGATCTTGGGCATCAGAAGATCCTGTGCCGAGATCTCACCTTTGTGCAGCTCGCAGTAGTGCAATGTCGTGAACATCTTGAGCGCACGATGCCCGGGCTCGCGCGGTGTCTTCGATGCCACGACGAGACGCGGCGCCCGCGACGGCGTATTGGGGCAGTGCAGCCCGTAGGCATAGAAGTGATCGCAGACCTTCTCGGGCCGGTTCATCTCACCACTCGTTCACGATCTTGACGGCGAGCTTGCCATCAGTCGGCTGCTGATCTTCCGGAAGGGGCTCGAGCCGCGAGACATGAAACATCCCGGGCTTCAGCACATCCTCGTCCTGCGGATTGAACACCACGGCATCAAACTCGAGGCGCCTTTTGAGATGCGCGCGCAGCATCATCCGTGCAACGACTTTTCCCTTTCGCATGTAGTGCTTCCAGCCACGCTTCACGGTCAGTGAGTGCAAAACCTCGAAGGGATGACCGGCCGCAAAGAAGTCGCCGGTATCAAGGGCATTGCGCTCCCAGCGCCCGCGCTCGATGTCCGCCAGATAGGCGCGCAGGCTTGGATCTTTCGTCAGGCTCTTGGCGGCTTCCGCCAATGTCATGCCTCTCGTCATGCTGCCTCCTCGCCGCCCGGCGGCGCGTTCTCGTTTGCTGCACCGCCGCCCGGCCCGCCGCCCATCGTCTGGCCGGCGTCGGCGAGGTTCTTGATCGCGCCGCTCGCATCGGCTGCGGCGCCGGCCATGCTCTGCAGCTGCGCATGCTGCGCGGCCGCTGCTTGCGCCTCCTGCTGCTGCTGCGCTTCCTGCGCCAGCTGATCGGGCGACTTCAATGCATTGACCGGCGCATTGAGGTCGAGCTGGGTGCGCCGCATGATCCACTCGATGTCGAGGATCGTCGGCGACTGCGGATCGAGCTGCTTCAGCACCATCTGGCGCTGGATCAGCCGCTCGAGAGCGTCGTTCTCGCTCGAACGCTGCGCCAGCGCAATCGGCGACACATAGTCGACATGCAGCTGCTGGCCCGAGAGCGTGCGTGGGGGCGGAGGGAATGGCGAGCCGGGTCCAAAGCGCATCTTCATCGACTTGCGCCACAGGAGGGCGAAGCACCTGTCGATGAGCGGACCATTCCACTCCGCGTTCATCCGAGACAGAAACGGCGAGAGCGCCATCATCTCCTTGTCGCGGCGCTGCATCCAGTAAGTCGCCGTGGACCCCTTTCCCTCGCTGCTCGGATCTTCCGGGTCGCTCGGCATGTGCAACAGATCGACGAAGAACGTCTTGCCGATGGCGTTGCGCAGCTCGTTCAGCATCTCTTGGCCGAGCGGCAGATTGGTACCCATCTGGATCGCATTGATGCGGTCATCGGGGCGAAGGCCCGGGCGGCGGAAGATCAGCGAACCGGGCACGGTCCGAATAGGGACGATATAACCGTTGTCTGGAAGCTCGAGCGGCGGATCGATGGTCTTCTGCGACGCCTTCACGACCAGCCGCACAAACTCGTTCAGCATCTTGACGTCGGGCAACGCCGTCGAACCTGGCCCCCGGCCATAGACCTCATTGGTCGCCACCGAGAAGCGCGGTGTCAGATAGACGAATTCGTTGTTGCCGCCGACGCTAATCAGCTCTTTGCTGTCTTCGCAGACGTAGACGCTCTCGTATGCCATGTGCAGCTTGTCGGCGCGCTGCGGGTCGCGGTTCTTGCGCGGCTGCACCCGGTGATGGAAGTGGAATTTCTGATCGGGTTTGTCGTCCTCGATGGCCTTCAGGACTTTCTCGCCGGCCTTCTTGCCCCACTGGCCATAGGCCTGCTTCGCGGTCCATGGCCAGCGCCGCGACAGCGAATCGACCCGGTCACTCTCGTTCTCGACCCAGCGGCATTCGCGCATATGCCTCGTCGAGAACAGCGGCATGCCTTCCTTGTTCTCGAGTACGCCCATGCAGGCGGTGCCGATGCTGGCAATGTCGTCGTAGACCTCTTGGCTCTGCGACGCGAAATTGTAGCGCGCCGAATTGAACACCGCGTAGAGCGCAAGCGTCGCCGCGTCGAGCCATGCGCGCGTCTGATAATCTTGGTTCAGCGCATCGTTGTCGGGCATCAGCGAGAACCACAACAATGTCGAGCTCGTGAGGAAGCTGTGGCAGGCGGCGCGGAATTGTTCGCGGGCCCAGAGCGGATAGCTGTCGTAAACCCACTGCATGCGTTTTTGGCCGGGCGAACGCTGTGTCGTGTAATCGGCGCGGTCGGGGTGCATGTAGTTTGTGATCGACTGCCAGTGCGTCAGCGTCTGGCCGGCGTCGGCATCGCGGCGCTCCCAGTCCCTGATCACATCCTTCGCGAGATCGCGGTCGTCTGGCATCTACTGCCCCAGCAGAGATTTTTTGGCGATGGTCGGTGCGCTGACATCGCCCTGTCCGCTCGTGAGCAACGTCTGGGCGCGGCCGTACATCTGGCCGGTCTGCGTGCCGGCAGCGCGCGCTGCCGCTTGGATCGCGGGATCGGTCGGCGTCGGTGCCGTCACCGGGGCACGCTCGGGCGGACCTGAGAACAGACTACCCATAGGTGATCGCCTCGCTGCGCTCGATGGACCAGCCGTCGCGCGGATCGGGATTGCTGTCGGCGAAGCGCTTCAAGGGATTGGGCTGTGGCACAGGCCCCCCGGCAATGGCCAGCACCTGTGCCTGCGTGACCGGCTGATAACCGTTTGCGGCGTACTGTCTCGCCATCGCGGCGTCGGTATCCGACGTCGCCACGGAGCCGGGGGCGTAAAGATAGAAATTGGCGCGCAGATCGTAGCCGGCCATCAGCTCTTCACTTTCGCCTTCACCGGCATCGGCTGGACCGCTGTCAGGGTCAGGCTGGTGATCTCGTAGGGGCCGGCGATGGGCTTGAGACCGCCCGCGACCTCCGCGGTGCCCTGCGTGATCGCGCGCTGCACCATCGGAAGAAAATCGTCGGCGCCATAGCGCAAGGTGACGAGGCCCTTGGCGTCCCAGCCTTCCTGCATCGGCGTGGTGCCCTTGAGCTCAAAGACGTAGTCGATGTAGTCCATCGCAGCCTCCTTCAGACCTTCACCATCTGGATCGCGAACGCGAGCGTCAGGAAGAACAGCCCGAGCGCGAGGATGTTGATGGGCGACGGCGCCGGCACGTTGAAAGTCGAGAGCAGGAAGCAGACCAGCGCAACGACGAACAGAACGATCACGAGCACAGCCATGATGACCTCCTCAAGGAGTGCGGATAGCGACAGCAATCGGCCCTTCATTTTTCGGCGGCGGATCGACGACGATGTAGGTGCCGCCGGCATCGACGGCAGTGATGGTGTAGTAGCCGTCGTTTTGCGTAGAGCCGTAGATCTCGATGGGATCCCACACCGCAAAGACACCGAACTCATTGGCACCGCTGCCGGTGATCCGGCCGTTCACTGCGGTGAAGGTGGCGCTGTCGAGGATGAGCTTGAGCATCCCCTTGTCGCGCGTATTGAACCGGGTCTCGCTGCCCTGATCGATCCGGTTGTTAGGCTGCGTTGCTCTGATCCGCGTCCCCAGTTCGTCGACCACTGCTCAGTCCTCCCTGATATTCGCCACACCAGTCCTCGAGACGTTTGGCCACGATGGCCGGGAAGCGGTGACATTCGCCGTAGATGAACACGTTGGGCGAGCGCGATGCCTGCACCCCCGGTGGCACGGCCTTTGGCGGTTCAAAAAAACGACAGCTCCCGCAGCGCGCATCGCCGATCACTTCACCACCTTGAATTCGCCGGCCTGTCCGCCTTCGCGGATGCCCTTCAGCCACTGGCCCATCTTGCCGGGAATGAGGAGGAAGAGGTCGGCAACTTCGCCGGGCTTGCCGTCCTCTTCCTCCGCTGGGACCGCGTAGAGTCGTCCGACAATCCCAGCGAATTCGTACTGATCGACGCAGTAGATGGATCCGCCGATGATCTTCCCGTCCTTTACCGTTTCCGTGTGGTGCAAAAGGGGGGCTGTGAACGTCACTCGGTCGCCGAGCTTCGCCATTGGTCTCTCAACATAGATCTGGTGAACGCCGAGGCGGCTTGACGCCGCATCATTTGTCAACTGGGAAGTGGCTCCCACTCGAATTCGGCCTGCGTTCCCGCCGCCGCCATGCTCCAGCTGTCGCGTCGCCCACGGATCTCGAGATCTTCGCCGCCGGCACTCAGGACATAGCCGAGCGCGTCCATCGGATGCGAAAATTGATTCTTCTCAGGCACTTCATCGAAGCGTGGCGTACCGGGAACATGCATCAATCGATAGCGATAGCCGGAGTTGAAACCTTCGTTGAGAACAGTGCAGCCCATGCTCAATTCGAGTCCCGGCTCACCATCGATCAACTGGGTGAGCGGCCGGCGGATTGCCTCGAGACGCGGGATCAGCGCATTGGTCGGCGCTGGCTCGATCAGGATGCCGCATTCGTTGGCGACGATCTCGATCCAGCTGTTTTCGCCCATCTGCTTGTCGGCGCCATAGGCCGCAGTCGGATCGGCCCAGCCCTTGATCTCGAAAGCTTCCGGATATTCGTCATGCAGCACCTGCGCAACGCTGCGGCCGAAACGGATGGGTCCGGTGCCCTGTTCGCTGACGATCTCGCGCAGGATCCGCCACTTGCCGTTCGCCAGCTTCTGCACGATCACGCAAGCCGGCGATCCCCCTGCGTCGAAGCCTAGCCGCAGAGGGATGCCCGGCACCATCTCGAGCACCTGACCGGCGCGATGCAGGTTTTCGTTGTACTCTGGAAACACCGGCTTGCCCGAGCGCGAGAACCCCGGGCGATTTTTGATCATTCTCTCGATGTACCATTCCGGCTGATCGCGCATCTGCACTTCGTAGTAGCCGGGCGGCAGGTTCTTGAGGTTTTCAGCGCGCGGATCGAGCCCGCTCGGCTGGCGCAGCAACAGCACGTCATCGGGCGTATTGCGGAAGATGTCCTGATAGAGCCACGAGGTCTCTTCCGGCGCATTGCAGTCGCCGATGATGCCGTACCAGCTCGGCCCGCCTTCCGACATGTCGGGATAACGGCCGACGCGACCGCGGGCATACTGGTAGACCTCACGCGCAAGGAGATCGAGTTCGATCAGCCACACCGCGGTCATTTCGTAGCCGCGCATCACTTCCTCGACGGCGTTGTCCCCGACCGCGACCAGATCCATCCCGAAATCGACCCGCGTGCCATCCTTGAGGCCGAACGACAGCTGGAATTGCGATGGCGCATTCGCGGCGCCGCTCCACTCGCCCATGTTGCGCGGCAGGAGCTTGTTGATCGACGGGATCGTGGCGCGATGCAGCTGGCGGTAATTTTCCTGTATCGCGACGAGCTTGAATTTCCGGATCCCGTCCTTGGTCGAGGGCCGCTGCGCCATCGCAAGCCGGATCGCCTTCATCAGTACGGTGCGCGTCTTGCCGCTGCCGATGGGACCGTTGATCAGGTTGACGAACTTGGTCTCCTGCATGAAGCGCCAGCTGACCGGCCCGGGAGACTCCCAGTCGAGATTGAGGACTTCAGGCTGCGTCATCGGGATCGAGCGGACCGTCCTTCATGACCTCGACCGTCAGCGACAGCCGTTCGCCATCCACCTCGCCGGCATGCGGGTCGACATCGTGCGGTTCGATGATGTTGAGGTTGATGATCTTGTGGTTGGTCAGATCGACCGCGAGCGGCAGCTTGGCCTGCAGATAGGGCAGGGCGGCGGTGATCGCGAGGCGCTGTTCCTGCAGCGCTTCCATCTTGGAACAGCTGAGCGAAGCGGCGAGCTCCTCGGTGCCAGCCGACCAGATCTGCGCCAGCCGCTCGAGCGGATGGCTGTAGCGGCTGAGCAGATACGCCGCCATTTCGATGGTGCGCTTGTTGCTGGCGCCGAGCGGCCGGCCCGGCTTGCGCGTCCGGATCTCCTGAACCTTTTCGTTGATCGGCAGTCCCAGCAATTCGAGCTGGTCTTCGGCCGGCGGAGGGTCATACTCCGCGAGCGCGATCTCGAGCGCACGCTTTTCGCCGGCCATGGCCGCAATCCAAAAAAAATGCAGCCGGGTTCCGGCGAAAAACCCGCACCCACATTATCGGCTTGAAAAATGACGCGATGTCAAAACCTCCCCACGAGTTCCATAGCTCACAGGTACAGAGCGCGTGGGGAGTGGAACGCTGAAAACCGGGGTGCCGGGGCTCTGAGAGTCCCAGAAACCAAGGCCTTTTTGGTTTTCCAAGGAGATCGACAACAGCCGAAATCAAGCGTTTCTGATGTCGACAAGGAGGGTGACCGGCCCCAAAGTTGTACGGTTTTGTTGTACGCTTTGAAACTATCCAGCAATTCCAATGTGTTACGATGCAATGGCCGCTTGATCTAGAATCAGGGACTC